TAAATTCTTTTATTGCAATACGGAAGTTGCTCATTTTAACACTTAGATTTTCTAACAAGCCAATTGACGCACCACCAAATTGCGTGTTTAATCCATCTTGTAGAGCTTGAAGTAATTTTTGTGCGCCCTCTGCACTCTTACCAAATTCAGTAACTTCATTTCTTGTAATACCTAGTTGTTGTTCAAGTATTCTAAATACAGGCACACCTCTATCTGCAATTAGTTCTAGATCTTCAACAGCAACACCAGCACCTGATGCAGCTCTCGAGAATATTTTAGTCATTGCTTCTAGTGAGCCAACTTGGTCAGTTGTAACAGCAGCAGTGTCTGCAAACAATCTTAGTAGGTCATTAGTAGGTTCAACACCATTAGCTTTTAAACTAATAAAGCTCTTAGATAAATCTTCAACACTAAATTGACTTGTTCTTGCAAAGTCTTTAATTTGCGCTAGTGCTTTACCACCTGCTGTTGCTGATCCTGCAACAATGTCTAAACTATTGCGTAGATCTTCAAATGTAGCAGTTACATCAAGTATTTGTTTTGTAATTACTGCACCACCGATTGCAATAAGTGCAGTTTTTAGTTTTGCTAGACTTGCGTTGGCACCTTTTGTATCAACGTCTAATATATAACGATCTCTAATTGTAGTCATTATTTAAGTGTCCTTTTTACTTTATCTCGAATAAAGTCGATAGTAGGATCAGTCATACCTTTCGGTGCTTGTCTACTTTTACCTTTGTTCAATTGATTTGCATAATTATAATTGGCTGTAATTGTACCACCGCTTGCAGTTGATTTAAAGTTAGTGTTACGTTTAGCGTTACCTGTTCTAATAGGTGTAACATCCTTAAATTCAACGTGCGCTTCTGCTGGTAAGGTACGTGCAAGATTCTCTATAACTTTTTGGCGTCTACTCCAGTTATTGGTTACTCTTCTTAGCATCTTCAGCCCTCTTTTTTACTCTATCTAGCATACCTTGCATATCGTGTTCTGTTAGTTCAGCGCCGCTACCTTGTGCTTTCTTACTTAAATAAGTTTCATATTGCACAGCTAGATTTGCAACCTTTAGATCTAAACTATCCCCTTCTTTTAACACAGTGCTTGGCAAAGTACCATATCGTTTTGCAACAAAATCTATACTAAGCCAAGCATTCATTTCTGAATTTAAGTGCTTGAAGTCGGGGTTACTGAGTTTCCCAAGATTTGTACCACTTCTTCTATGGCCTTAACCATTATATCACTTGGTAGTATTTCACCGTCTGTTATAATAGGTTTACCATTTTCATCCATTAGAAGTTCCTTGACTATTTCAGTCATTCTATTCATATCATTTTCTTCTGTCTGGAATAGTTTTAAGTAGGTATCAAACTCGTATCTGTCATATACGTAGAATTCAATTTCTTCACCGTATTTTTCTACAATATTCTTGTCAGATAGTGTAACTTTAGTAAGTACAGGTTTTTTTGCTAATTCTTTTAGTTTCATCTGTTAATCCTTTCGATCTATTAATCTGTTTATTATAAGCAATGTAAATTTAAGCCTAGATTGTGCTTTGTCTATATCACTTTTTGCCGATTTTAATTCAGCTGCTGACTTTGCTACTTCTGCTAATGCACTCTTAAGCAAATCTTTATCTGAATAATCATTTAAATCCATTAATCTTCCTAATAATATTTATGCTGCATATAAAAATAGGGGGCCAAAACCCCCTATTCTACTGCTGCCCTCACGCATTAAGCGACTGTGTAGTCACCGTCAACAGTGATTGTAATTGGTGATACCCATACAGGTGCATCTGCTGATACAGTTGGAGCTAGTCCAGTAATGTATCCTGTACCTGATATAGTTTTACCATTTCCTGCATCTGACTCGTCACCTAAGTATAGCGAGAATTCAACAAGATCTTTACGTGTACTCATTCCAAAGATACCATGGTGTGAGGCTGTGCCTACACCTGTTGTTCCGTCACCGAAGAATACTTCTTGGTTAAGAACTAAGTTCATTGAGATTGAGTTAGTTGCTGTAGTAGCAACTTGCTTTTTAGCTGCTTCATCTAACTGTGTCCAAGTAAACACGTCATTTGAAGCGTTTACAGTAATGTCCTGTAAACTTGGGATTGATAAGCTGTCATTGGTTGCATCTGAATTGATTTCCAATGCTAGAGTTGCCTCTACGCCTGTTACCCCTGGTGCTGGATATATATAATTAGCCATTTTGTTTTCCTTTATCTAATTTTTACGAAAGCGTAATCTATTTGAGTCACTAGCATATCGTTTTCAATGCTTGTCGTTACTGTTGCTTCGCGGCTGTTGTAGCCAGCAGTAGTATTGACGTTTTTTGCACTAATTAACAAACCTACTAGTTCATCATAATTTGCCGGTGGACGTTTAGCATCATTTGAGAAAGTAAGCGTAACTGACGTTGTAAACGTGTGTATGTCACAACCGCCTAGTGTTGATATAAGCGGTTGTTCATCAAATTCATTACTGTTTAAGTATATGGTTTTAGGAGTTCTTAGATGCAGAGGAATTCCAGATTCTATACGAGGTAAATCATCAGTAATCTTGTAAGATCCTAATTTTAACCCTTTTATATAATCTATAATTTCTGTTCTCATCTAATTCTCTTTAACCTAATTTGACCCGGTTCCTTCTCTGACGATACTATATTTGTATCGCCATCAAAGTCATACCAATCTCCTGCATTAATAAGTTCTTCAAACAACATTTCAAATTTAGTTGTATAGTAACCCATTTTTTGTCTCTCAGCATCGTCTTCTACACCAAAGTCAGCAACACTAGGCAATATAAATTCTGATAATGCAAGATACACACATAAGTCTGTAAAGTCAGCACTTCTTCCTGTTATATTGTTAATTGTTGGACTTGGTATATCAGCACGAGTTCTGATAGAAGTAGTACCTCCATCCTGCTGTAAGAAATAGCTCTGCCACCATTCCGTATTGCGGATTTTAGTAATAATTCTATCAGTTGCTCGTTCAAGAGATTGTTCTACAACATCATCAGTTAGGCTTTCGTTATTATCGAACAGTCGTTGATCTCTACGTAGTACATCACTGTACTCTGCAAAGCTAATTACTGTTCCACTTTCACTAATTGAAGCCATTTAAACTATCTCCTAACTAATTATGCTGCGTCTTCAATTAGAACACCGCGTGTTGCGTCGATCATTGCAACACCTGAGTGTAGGCTGGCAACTACGTCAAAACCAACTGCTTCTGGACGACGACCGATTTCAATATCAACATTTTTCTGCATAGCAATACGCATTGCATCCATACCAAATATAGCCATTTTGCTGGTGCCAGTTAGATATGATGACACAAAGCAGTTAACGCCTGCAATTGAACCAAAGAAACCTGAACGTACTGCTTGACTTTGGAATTCACCACCGCCAAATGCATTCGAACCGATTGAGCTCATTAAGTTACCATAAGCTCCTGCACTTACAACACCCATTAGTGGTCCTGTTTCACCAGCTGCACGTATTGTACCAACAGCAGTAAAGATTTCATCAACATCTAAGTTACCTGCTGTGATTTCTTGTGCTGTTAGTGATTCTAGTGTAGCAGCAACATCTTGGTCAAATGCTTTTGCAACTGCGTTACCAAGTACACGACCAATTTCAGTTGGGTCAATGTTACCTAAGTCACGTACAACCGAACGTGCTGCATATAGGTTAGCTTGGATTGTGTTTTTTGTGTCAGCTGCAAGCACTGTTTATAGGTCAACGCCTGGTGCTGCTTCTGATGTTAGTTTAGTAGCTGTAACTGCTGCTAATTCTGGTACCTGTAGTACACCATTTGGTGCGTTTACTACTGGAATAAGTTCTCCACCCAAGAACAGTGAGCTCTCGTGTGCAGCGTATACTGTTGCGGCTTTTACTGGAACGAATAATGCGTCAGTGTTAAATCCACCTGTGTAAGCTGAGTTTGCCATTTTAAATTCTCCTTAGACTATTGGCTTAAAGAAGTCCCTTTTGTCGGGCTTCCTTATATATTTTTCTATGCTCCGGACGACTAAGGTCAAGTTTATTTAGATCTAAGGTTTCCGCTTTTAATTCATTGCCCAGCTGGGTCTTAGAATTCGTTGTGGTTGCACTAGCCTGCTTAAAGTGTGGATTTTGTTCTAAGAATTCACTTACTAAGTTATCTACTGTAAACAAATTGCCACCATCATCATAGCGTACATTGCCTTGATCATCTAACACTTGTACTTCGTCTCCCGTCTCATTAAGTTTAACTCTATTACTTAATAAAGTTCTAACCTGGTTAGGATTAACAGATTTATGTTTAGCAGCACTATCTAATAACGGCGAATTAATTTTATATTCAGTTATCATAGCGTCACGTTTTTTTATTTCTGCGTCCTTTTTTGCAGCAAGTTCCTGTAAAGTTTTTTCAAACTGACCACGTTTAATTGCTTCTTGTTGCTGACGTTGTTCTTCAGCAGCTTTAAGCTCACGTAGTTCATCTAGGTCACCCAATTCTGAATATTGACGTTCATACTTTCTTGCAAGAGCATTTTTCATCCCTGCTATATGTCTGTCCATCTCTTCTTGAGTATATGTTTTGCTGGTTTCCTGAGCAATTTCTGTAGTAGCCTCAGTCTCTACTGTATCCGTGTTTAAATCCGTCACGTAACGTTCCTCCTATGAGTTGTGTAGTTTTATTTATCAACTCTATCGTAAAGGAGTATTATTTAGGGCCTTTCTTATAGTTTCTAGCCTGTATCTGTCCTGTTGTATCAACACTGCTATAGGTGTTGAGTGATGACCAAATTGAGGATGACTCCAGAGCCATTCTTCTTCTGGTCTACACCTGTTTAGTCTGTCGGCGATTTTTTTTAATTGCCTTGGTTTGTGTTTTGGAGCAATGTATAACCGTGCCTCTAATTTGCCTAATACTACTGCTTGGCTATGCCAATTCTGTATGTGTATTTGCCCCGCTTGCCACGCCCGCCAACTCCAAGGACATACTTCTTTAGTATTTTCGAAGTATGCTTGCCAATTAACCTCGTCTGCCTCCACGACTTCCTTTTTTCTTCTTTCCTTTTTTCATAGCCATTATCTACGTTTCCTTCTTTTTGCTCTTGCTTTCATAGCTTTTACTGCTATGCGCAACCCTCTACTAAAGCTAGGTGCTTTACGGTTAGGCTTACGTCCACCACCCATACCATATGCGAAGCCTGCTCGAGTACCTGAACAGTCTTTTGAACAAGTTGCTCCGCGATATTTTAGTGGTTTACGTGCCATTATTCGTGTGTGTATCCTTGTGCAGCTAAATCTAAGTGTTCTTCATAAGTTTTAGCCATAACTCTTACACCTTCTGGTGATATCATTACGTGTGGTTTAAACATTTCAACTGCATCTTCTTCTACGCCCATCCAATTTAGCAATCTACGGTCTATTTCACGTATAACTGCTGGATCACTTGCAGTGTCTTTTGCTGTGCGTAGTTGTTGTATTTCTGCACCTGTGTCTCTAATGTTAAAACTACCTGGATAATCAATTGTGCCATCCCAAGGTAAGTCATAATAATCAGCGAATATCTTCCAAATTGCATCTTCTGCAAGTTCCATTTGGTCAGCCTTTTCACTTAATTTAGCATTTAATAATTGAAATTCTGTTTCCATTGCAACACCTGACATTGTTCTGCTTTCGGTTGCTCTAACAGCGCCAGTGTTAGCCATTTTATCAATGCTTTCAATAGTGTGGTCTATTGCTTTATATATTGACTCTATGTTTGCACTACTAAACTCTAGTGCATATGGTTTTAAGCCTGGATCTAAGTTGTCTGGCATATGTATAAGACTACCTGCACCTGTGCCTACGTTTACTTCTGGTGTAGTTACTAGGCTTGGGTGTGTGTCAAGTTTGATTGACTCTACTGCTTCTGATGTTGCATTGTATATCATTTTTTGTGCATCAGCAATGTCTGCAATGTCTGATATACCTATGCCTCTTACAACGCTTCTACTGTTGTACACGCATACCGCAGGAATATAACCTAGACCATTTTCTTCAACGTATCTGTCAATCATTTTATTGTTGTATGCATCAACTGTGCTAGTTACAATAAATTCTGGTGTCCATTCTTTTACAATGCGTATATCACCGTTAATATCTTCTAGGTATTTGAAGTAGTCTAATTTGTACTTGCCTGTTAGTGTTCTTGTCCAGTTCCAGTCTGTTACAGCTAGTGGTGTTATCATATTTAGATACGGTCTTGCGCCTGCTAGTACTTCGTCTGCTTGTGTAATTGCACCTACATCTGGTTTAGCAACTACGCACCATACATGACCGAATACGCTTGACCATATCGAACATTCTTTCATAAATTGATCCATTGAACGCATATCGTGGTCAGCGTCACGCATAAAGTCTTCCATAATTGGTAGTGTTTCTAATCTACCTAAGTCTCTTTCTGGGGGTGTTCTAAATAAGAAACTTGTGTACACGCTTATAACACTTTTACAGTGATTTTCTAGTGGTGTAGTTGCTAATCTGTTTGAATATTCGCTAGCTGATTCTAGTTGATAACGTATTAGATGTCCTGCATTGCGATATTCTTCGCCGCCCATATAAGATTCTAGCAAGTACTGCCACTGTTCTCTGTATGCGGTGTATATTTCATTTGCGCCTAATACTGCGCTAATTTCCTGTTCGGTTATATTTGATGCGTCCATTTTTATCCTTTACCTCACTGTCCATCGCTGTTGCGGTTGTGGAGTTATTGTTCTTTTTATCGGATAAAGATAAGCAATTGAATAACTTAGTGCGTCAAACACGTGATCATACTTGTCTTTATCTGGTATTTGTGTCCCTGGTTTGTAAGTATACTTTTCTAAACTTTCTATAGTGTATTTAGCAGTGGGTGCAATATACAGGTGTCTTTCACCATCAGCAGTGCAAAATCGAGCATTGATAGCGTTTATTCTATCCTTGACTGGATCGTGTTTGCGTGGTGCACGTACAATAAATCCTGCGTTAGCAAGTATAGCGTGATCACTCTTACCACTACTAGATGTTTGTTGTCTTGAGCCTGAAGGGTCTGGGTATACTAAAATCTTTGACTTAGGGTATCTATTCTTTATTTCGTCACATAATTCGTCTGTGTTTGATGAGAATATAACTACTTCATCTATTATCCACATAGTAGCGCCTGCTTGTATGCCTACTGTTGCTGTAATAGGATTACGGTTAAAGTCAACGCCTATATGCAACATATCCATAGGTAAGTCTGGTGCTTGTTTAACGTTTTTATCCCTGTCAAACGCCCAAGCAACACGGTTTTCGTAGGATTCAAACGTTGCTAGAAACTCTTGGTTAAATTGCTTTTGACTCATATCTTGTTTGGCAGCTTCTATTTCTTCTTGTGTAACAAAGCCACCCTCAGCCGTTGTATATTGATGTGCAGACCAAGTTTTAGTTGTCTTTGCTTGTGTGTATAAGTCATAGAAAGGATTGCTTTTACCTTTAGGGGTGCCGATAAACAATGCGCCGCCTTGCTGGTCAGCCAGTGCGGGTCGTATTATCTCACCCCATAGTATGTCTAGTTTACATTCGCCAGCTTCGTCTATTACTGCATAACTTAAACTAACCCCACGCAATTTGTCTGGGTCTTCTGAGCCTTTAAGACTAATTGTAGATCCGTTCTTGAGTAGTATACTAAGTTCACTTTCGTTAATCTTCTTTACCCACTTTAGATCTAACAACTTGTGTTTAAGAGGTTTCCATAAGATCATTTTAGCGGCACGGTAACTGCTAGTAATGTAGAATATTTCTTGATTAGGCATTCTAGCACGATAGCATATTTCACGCATTGACAAGTATGTTTTGCCAAAGCGTCGGCCAGCTACAACTACCTTAAATCGAGCAGGATCATCAGCTATTTTACGCTGAGGTATTGACAGTTTCATTTTCTAAATTCAGCATTGCGTTTTAGATGTTTATCACGTGTCATTACTTCTACGTTTTCAACACACCAAGCCGATTCATTTAGTCTGCTTAGGCATAAACTAAATCGTTGACGTCCACGCTGTTCAAACAATTCATCTGGCCACAGTGTTTCCCATTCGGCAAATGTTAGGTGATATTCTTCTTTTCTATATTTGGCTTGTGCTTTGTGTTTCATCCAAGCATAGTATTTTTCACGACGTACAGGATCAGGACCTGTTATCCATTTTTCTGGAGTAGTTGGTCTGTTTCTACGTCTAAGTCTTTTAGGTATTGAATTTGTTATATATTTATATCTCATATTGTATTTATACCAAAGTATAAATATAGCCCAAAAAAAGAGCCAGTATAGGGGAACTATAACTGGCTCTTAATAGTTTAAAGTGAGGAGACTTTTAACTTATAGAAAGCAGTTTATACTCTTGCTTAGGAGTGTTTGTTTATTTTTTTTCTAGTGCGTCTGCAATACGCTTGAGTTGATATTGAATTTCAAATAAGTTGTCTACAACCGTATTACCCATATCATCTTTTTGGACCATATTCATTGATAGATCATCTAGTGAGGTTTCAATGTTTGTCAATCCTGCTGTTAGTTGTGAAGTTATTTCTACTAGTGTTGATTTAGTAATCATAGTTTTGTCTCCTTTTGTTAAACTATAAATACAATATAACATATATATATCAGGTTGTCAACCAAAAAAAGAGCCAGTATAGGGGAACTATAACTGGCTCTAGTAGCTACGATATGTAAAAAAAGTCAATTAAACAGAAGGGATAATTAACTATACAACTAATATAACATCATATTTGCACGAAGTCAACCGTTTTGTTCAAATAATACTTCAAATGTGGTGCCACTTGGTTCAGGTGTGTTCCACGCACGGATACGTTTTTCAGCTATAGCAACATAAGCAGGATCTAGTTCGCATCCAATAAATTCGTGTCCCAACTCTACTGCTGCCATACCTGTGCTACCACTGCCGTTGAAAGGATCCAACACTGTACTGTTTGGGGGCGTCACAAGTTGTATCAGATAACGCATAAGAGCAACAGGTTTAACTGTAGGGTGATTGTTGCCTACATTTGGTGAGTTGTGCATAGCATCTTTCATACGCCCTAAAGTACCATCCTGCGTATAACCATGTTTGCGTTTAGGTTCTTCAAGCATTGACTGTATTGTTGGTGCGTTTTCAAACCCTATATGTCTTTCTTTGCGGCTGACTTTAGGACAGTAAAAGAACTTTTGATAACCTTCTACTTCACCTATGACATTAGAGGGGAAGCGTCCTTGTGTGTTTATTCTTGTGCCAGGAAACGTTCCTTTTTCTTCAGGTTTAGGAATAGATTTATTTTCATCACCACTGCCTATAAATCTTGGACCACCTGTTTCGTATCCTGTTTTATTCCAGTTTAGTCCAGCACCTTCCATATCTTTTAAACTTTCATATTCAATCCTAGAAGCATCAATATTAAGTGCTCCAACACCGTGTTCAAGCACCGTGTCTATGGTGCTGCCTTTGAACGGTTTGCGGGCCATACAAATAGGTTCGTGTGCTGGTTTGAGTGCTGTCTTCCAACCTGCCCAATCTCGTCCTTGATCTGTTTGGTAGTTGTATTTTAATCCACAGGGATTATTAGTGCATTTTAGACTCCACTCACCTACACCTCTTTGACAGACATTGCATATTTGACCTGCGTGTCCTTTTCCTTCTGTGCTGGTGATGTTTTGTTTAGT